AATTGGAATCCAAAAGAAACTAAAAATTATGTTCAATGGGATAGTAGTGGTAAAGGGCATAAATCTCAAGATCAAAGAGCATATTTAGAAAATTCAAAACACGGTACAATTCCTAGTTCAAATACATCATCAAAGGTTAAAGTTGCGTTTCGACCATGCGAACCAAGAGAGATAAAAAAAGATAGTCTGTGCCATCATGTTGCAGATGCTACTGATATAAAAGGTAATCAAGCGATCAAACGAGTGTATGGGGGTGAGGGTAAATCACCTACTCTTACAACAATGGGTGGTGGTCATCGTGAACCCAAAGTATTAGTTCCACCAAAAGAAGTGCAAGAGTGTATCGATCAAGGTATGAAGAATGTTGCTTTTACCGAAACAAGAACAGAACGAGCAAAACAATTGCGAAAAGAACATATGGCGAAGTATAAAAAAGATTTTAGTCCAAGACGTGCCAAAGTTCTGCAACCACGAACCGATGGCAAAATGAATTGTATTACAGCATCGATGACAAAAGAACATACCGTAATTGATAATAATTGGTACTACCGTAAACTCACTGTTACAGAATGTTCTCGCCTACAAACATTCCCTGATGGATATTGCGATGGAATATCCAATACCCAACAATACAAAGCTTTAGGTAATTCGTGGACAGTTGATGTTATCTGCGAGTTTTTTAAAAATATTCGTTAACTAATAGGAGAAAATTATGCCTTATACACCAAAATATGAACATGTAATGAAAAATAAATTTATTGAAATTCAAACCATTCAAGATGATAATCATGTGCATTGTTCGGTTTACATTATTAAAGAAAATGGAGAAAAGGAATATCTAAAAGACTTTTCAACCGTCAACCATTTATTTAAATCACCAAAAGGTAATTCAACAGAAGAACGAGAGGAATATTTCATGGACGGTGGGGAATTATAATTATTTAAATTTTTTTCTTGACACCTAGTATTTGTATGCGATAAAGTGAGAGTAATTAATTTTATTGGAGTGAAATTATGAAATACTATTATTATCTAGTAGAACAATTAGAATCTAATAATGGGTATCACTATGAATCGAGATATCTAGCTAGAACAAAAACATTATGTCCATTACATGTGGCTAATCGCACACTAACACAAGAAAAATATAAGTCAGAGGATTATGACAAAAATTTTCATAATGACGGTTTTCTTGATGTTACGTTAGATGGTCGAAGAAGAGGGGTAGTCATACCATTAAAAGAAGTGTCAAAAGAAGATTGGGAAAAATATGACGAGATTGTAAACGTAAAGTTTATTATTGTAGACGATGGTAATGGTGGAAAGACTACAATTGAAGAGGAGAAAGTATGAAGAACGATAAAAAAAGATTCTCTGTACATTTGCAAGATGGTTATGTAGTTATTGATAAAGACGAATTAAAATCAGTTGATCTTGACCATTTCAGTTGGGATAACGGGTATTCAGCTACGCATTATAAACAAGTAGATAGGTTAGATGTGGGTGATATGTTGTATGTAAAAGAAAACATTGTTACCGTTGAGCCACCTAAAGATAAATATAAGCTAGTCAAAAAAACGGTCAAAGACCGATTAGTTAAAACACAAACAATCATTAGAATTTATTAGGAGTGAAGTTATGAAAAGAAATGTAAAAGAAGAGTTTATTGAGTGGTTAAAGAATTGTCCAAAAGGTATCACGGTAGAATTTGAAGATTGGAAAGATGAGGTTATTTGTGATGAACGTGATGGTGATTTTGGAGATATTGTTTTTACCTACAATTTTAGAATAGATTGTAATGATTTAGATCGTAATGATATAGATTTTCTTTGCGATAATGAAGAATACTTAAAGGGAGTGAAATCATGAAATATTATTGGGTGACAGTAGATTTTGAATTAATGGGTAACGATTATTCTGATCGTTTTTTATTAAAGCATGACACAACAATCAGTAAAGAAGATGCACTTGAGCGATATGTTTTAGAATGTGTTGATGAAGATGCTATCTTTGAAACTGATATACCTTTGTTTTGGTCAACTGATAAAGGTAACATTCGTGATTATTCATTTACCGAAGTGCCATTGGAAGATGCTTTAATCATGGAAAAGTACACCAATTCATTAACTTTAGATGGGGGTGCAAAATGAATTATTATCGTGTAGAAATTTACGTTAAATATTACAACGCAGATGGGTGTTTTATGGAAGATGATGAAGAATTTTTATTAAAGCACACCGAAGAAGTAAGCGAAGAAGATGCTTTAAAACATTATGTTTTAGAACTTGATTCTGATGCTGATTGCGAAGACGGTAAATGGACAAGCTATGAAAGAAGTGCTGTTTATGGTATTTATCACCAAACAAAAATTTCATATTCAAAGTGGAAAGAGTTAGATAAAAACGGTGCTTTTACTTTAGATGGGGTGAAAGATGAAATTTAAATACGAAAACCAAAAGCTAAAGTTTACTATTAAGATTGTCAATCAAGATAATGAGGAATGGCATTTTAATGAAAGGGGCAGAACCAATCGTGAAGAACAAATCACGGTTCTTGAGCAATTAATCAAACAAATGAAAGGAGAATTTTGGAAAAGATTAGTTGAAAAAGAGTGGGCAGATTTAGAGAACTTTGAAAAAGAAGATTATTCACGAGAAAATATGAAACATATTGACGATAGCATTATGGTTAGTTTGTTTGATGTCCGAGATGCTCTAAATACAGAAAGTTTAGGATTAACCTACGAGCAAAAACGAGATATATTTCATGTTTTGAATGAGTGGAAAGAAAACGAAATGGAGTGTGAGTAATGTTTAATGAATTAGACCGATTGAGTAATCAGTTTTTTAAGGATAGTGAAGATTTTATTAACAAAATGAAAAAAAGGAGTGCGTTCATGCAGTTTGTATTAGTGTATCAAGATGAAGATCGTTGTAAGACTTGCTTCTTGGATCATGGTGCTTTGGTCAAGAAAGTGAAAGAATTGGGCTTATTTAAAAAACGGTGGACTTACTACCATAGAGCATACCATCAAAAATTTGAAGATGTTATGGACAATATGATTATCGAATATGAACCGTTTCAGCAAGAAAGTTTAACGGCTTTTACCGATGGTGCGAAGATTTTTAGAATTACATAGGGGGTGAAGTATGAAAACAAAAGATATTGCATTACTTAATGAAACGTTGATCTTGAATATTGCAAGTGATAAGTCATTTAAACATAAAATTAAACGGTCAATTAATCAGATGGTTAAAGATAAACCTAAAGATTTTCGGAGAGTTGACCTATCTATAAATTTAGAAGTGCCAATAGACACGGTGCTTGAGCCGAATTCAAAAGAATTTATTGATCGGCTAAAAGATGATTCTTCTCGGCTCTTGAACCAATTAATGAAAGACGGTGAATTATCGGTTAACTATCAAATACAAAATAAATTTAGTGATTTAAAGATCGGTAAATTTAAGTATGATGGGAGTTTTTTGTTAAATAAAAATAGTTTAAAAGAATAGGTTACTAGTAACAACGAAAATGAAAAAAAAGTTTTTTTATTTTTTCAATAAAAATGGCGATACCGATGCAACTTATGTTGAAGTCCTATGAATAGGGCATTTTATAGTACCACATGGTCGCATTTTTAATGTAAAGTATTGACAAAATTATTTTGGGTGGATATAGTTCGAGTTCTAGAAAAAACTCAATATCCCTAACAAACTATTTTTGAAAATTAAATTTTTAAATATATATATTATTGGAATGAGTGTTATAGAAAGAGAGGTTTTTATGTTATGGCTATTAAGAAAATTCTTTGAGTGGTGGTATAAACCACCGACTGAAGAATATTTAGAAAGCATGAGAAAAAGTGCAAGGTTACAGTATCAAGAAGATATTAAAAAAGAAAATAAAAAATAGGTGTTGACTTTTTATACGAGGATATATTAATATATATCTATTATTAATAGTTCGGAGAATAAAATGAGTGACTTAATTTCAACTAGAGGACATGAGCATATTGACTTAAATGACCCTAATGTTAGAAGTTTTTATGAAAGACGTACACCGTCTATTTTCAATACTCAACATAAAACACAGAGTAGTAGATATCAAGTTTTTAACACAATGGACGTTGTTAATGAGTTAGCTAGACACAATTACTTACCGACAAGAATAATTCAAAAATATTCGAGGAAAGATCGTGCTAATGATATTTATCAACAACATTCTATTCGATTTGCTCACAAAGATGTAGATTTATTATCCTCTAATTACAATGAGGTAGTGCTATACAATTCCTACGATTCAGAATCGGCAATGCAAATTTACGGTAGTGGATATTACCGTTGTGTGTGCAGTAACACTTTGTTATCAGCCGATTTGTTAAATAAAATCGAGCATTTTAAACACAATCAAGCTATTTTTGAGGACATCATAAAAAAGACGATTAGTGATGTTGAAAAAACTAATGAGCAGATTGAGAGATTTAAAAATACAAGATTGTCTGATTCTGAAGTTTTTGAATTTTGTAAAAATGCTGTTAATAACAGATGGGAGTACAGAGCATATGAGAATGACTTTGATCGTGACGAAATTACTAATGAATATCTTGAGAAAGCATATAGTAATGACGAAACGATTGAGAATGTCAATGAGATTTACAGACCCGAAGATGCAAGTAATATGGCATGGCAAGTGTTAAATCGAGTGCAAGAAAATGTTTTATCTAATAAGTTATCTATTGTCAGCATTGGAAAGAGCAAAATTCCTAACACTAGACAATGCAAAAAAGTTACCTCTATTAATGATGATCGTAAGATCAACATTGCACTTTGGGAGAATATGACCGAGTTGGCATTTAATTAATTAATTAATTCATAAATCGGTGCATCTTTTTAGGTGTGCCGATTTTTTTTGTTGACTTATCTTACATAATCGCAGATAATAAAATTTTTAACTGATCGGAGAATAAATAATGAATGAAGTAATCGGACTGACTGACCGAAACCAAATAACAAACTATCGCCATAAAGTGTTACTAAGTGGTTTAAAATTAGAATTAGACGGTATGTCACTGACAAGGGGTAGATCATGCTATTCTATCATAAAAAAAGAGTTTGGGCTCAAAGGTAATAGACAAAAAGTTTTAATTCAATTTAAAAAAATAATTGAGGAGAATAATTATGAGTAAAAATATTGATTATTTTAGTTACATGGAATCTGCCGTTGTTTTATATCTGAATGGTTGGGCAGATCTGCACAACATTTGCCGAGCATTTGAAATTTCAGTTGAGCAATTTTCTGCATTTTTGAAAACTAGAGACGAAATAGAACTTGAAGAATTGAAAAACGGTCAACACGATTTACAGAATGATGGTGAAGTTGGTTCAGAATTTAATGAAAAAAAAATTAAACTTTTGACCGAAGAATTAAATGTTAGAAGTAAATGGAACGAGTTACCGAGAAGACTAGAAGATAAATCTTTACAAATTTATTAAACTAATTTAATTGATTCAAGTTAAAATGCCACTCTAAAAAAGTGGCATTTTTTTTATTGACGTTTTAAAATGTATGCGATAAAATTAATTGTTAATTAACTAATCGGAGTAAAAAATGAAACGAGAAAAAGAAAGAGCGATCGAGCGACTAAAAAAATACGACCTTGCTAATAGTTGCGTTGTTGTCAACATCACTAGAGTTAATCGAATGAATTCTGTTAGGTATATGAAATTTTATATCCCTGAAAAATACAACGATAAAATTAGACTTTCATGGTTAGATTATGACATCAGCACTTTATTAGAATATAAAAATACTGTTCATGGTTTACGAGTTTCGGGTGGTGGCATGGATATGGTGTTTCACGTTTTAGATCATTTAAAGCATGAATTAAAATTAGACACAGATCGAGATATTGAATATCAATTAGTTTAAATTAATTTTTTTTGATCAAATGCCACTTTAACGAGTGGCATTTTTTTTGATCACAATTAATTAAAATATTTTCTTGACATATAAAAATATATGCAATAAGATAAAATTATTATTAACAAATCGGAGTGAAGAATATGAAAAAAATCATTATCAATAAGAAAATTTTCTGGAGTTCTGGAAATGGATATTTCAACAATCAAATGAAACTGATCTGCAAAAAGTTTTCAACACTAGAAAAAAGATACATTTAATTCTTATTTTCTTTTTTTAATGCCACTCAATTGAGTGGCATTTTTTTTGCTCATTTAATTCTGCGAGCCACGACCCTTGCCCTCTGTTATAAAGTTTTTAAAAACCGAGCTGATCATAAAACAATTTTAATTAATTGATCGGTTGACGAGCCGAGCAGATCGGACAACGATTCAAGAACCGTTGAGCAAGTGCTATTATTTTTAAGTGACTCCGACCGAATAGAGCCAAAAAACAAACGGCACGAGGGCAAAAAAAAATAAAAAACGCAGCAAACACATGAGTCTAAACAAACGCATGTAGTTGCATGTTTTTCGCAAATAATCACATAAAAATCCGAACCGAAGTCATATAAGATAAAACTGATAATATCGCTTTGACAAAAAAGTAATTTTTCTGTACCCTTGTCCGTGTACATTTTAATTAG